ACCGAACCTGCACCTGGGTTAACAGTTTGCACCGCTTTCCCAATATACACTGCGTACATCGTGTCTGATCCTGCCGTTGCAGCTGAAAGTGTTAAAGTTGTGCCTGCCGCTGTGTATGCTTTTCCCGCACCTGGTTCTTGAATTACGTTATTGATAACTAGACGTATGTCTAGTTCATTGGCTACAGCACGATCTAATGTATATGTATCAGTCGCACTTGTTGTAAAGTACTGGACATTAAATGCCGCGTATTTCTCTGCTGGTGTATTACCTATATAGGGCAATTAATCCTCCTTATGTACTTATATCGTCAACTGCTGAAACCCAAACATCGGCAGAACTCGCTGTATCTGATACAACTTTTAAAACATCACTGGCTTGCATAACAAATTTAGCTCCTCCTGCCAAAATTTGTAAAGAGCCTCCACTAGGGATTGGTGCTGTTTTTACGAGATAGATGTCATTACTTCCATCATTAATATAAACATCTACGAGAATCGTAGATCCTAAAATATTTGATACAGAAATACCAACAATGGTATCATAAGAGTTAGCTGTGACTAAAGTTGCTGGACTTGTTCCTACTGCGTTTGATGTATATCTTCTAAAATTTTGTGCCATATATTATCCTTATATCAGAGGGCCACGGCCATTGCAATGGCAAAGCCAGCTGACGCTCCTGCGGTTCCTGATGATGCCGCTGTTATTTGTCCTTGCGCATTTACTGTTAAACTTGTGTTAGTGTAGGAGGCTGCTGTTACAGCCGTGTTAGCTATATTTAAAGTTACAGCTCCAGATGAACCTCCACCTGATAATCCTGTTCCTGCTACTACATCTGTAATATCACCAGTAGTAGGTGTTACCCATTCTGGTGCAGTTGCTCCTGCATTAATTGCTAGTACTTGGTTAGCAGTTCCTTTAGCTAATCTAGCGGGTGTATTTGCGGAGGACGCATATAAAATATCACCACCAGTAGTTAAAGTTTGCTCCATTGTTTTACTAGCAGGGTATGTAACGAATACATCTTTAGTTCCTGCAGAAAAAGTAACGGGATTTGTATCTCCGTTAGAATTAGTAAAGACAGCTGTTCTAGTTAAATTTGCACTAGTTCCATCTAAAGTACCTAATCCTACTTCCCATTGATCTGCTGTTTGATGAGCAATTGTGTAGTAAGTAGTATTGTTATTACCAATACCTGTAGCAAAAGTATCAAAACCAGTTGACGTACCTCCAAGTGCTACCGCACCTGTACCAGTAGTCGTAGTGGTTTCTTTTACCCTATCATTAACTTTAAATACCATGAGGTACCTACGCTAATTGTAAAATTGCTGTTGCTGCTGCAGGGTTTGGAAAAGAAATAGTGAAAGTTCCAGCTGTTGCTGTTTTGTCTCCACCAAAATTCAATACCATAACTGCTCTATCTCCGTTTGTGTCGTTGTAAATTAAACAACCACGCGCAGTAATTGTAGCACTTGTCCAAGAAACATCAGCAGAAAAATCTGTAATACCTACTGTTCCATCTACAGTTGGTGTAACATTTGTTAATGTTTTTCCGCCTGCTGGTGTGTAACCTGTACCAGTTGTACTAATTTCGTTTGTGCTTGTTGGATCTGCCGCCGGATCTGCCGGTGCAGCATATGCTGTCGTCGTTGCGCTTATTGTAGCAGCGTTGGTAAACATTGCTAATTTAAATGTGTCACCTCCACCGCCTGCTATCGTAAAATTATGTAGGGCTTGCAACACTTCTGATTTAAAACTGTTACAGACCGCTGATGCTCCTATTGCCATTATTGTGGTCCTCCTTGATTTGATTTAATTGAGCCGAGTCCAGGTTGAAATGATGGTCTTGGAACCCTAATGACTCCAGACTGATACGCATCTCTTTTACCCATACCCATGTATTGCGCAGCTACTTCTTGTAATGAAGTACCATACGATTGTTCGTACATTTGCAGCATTTCTGCTGGACCCTTTAAATACTTAAAGGCTTCAATAAGACAACCATACAAAAGTAAAGTAGGTGTGTTATTACTTAACCAAGTGCTATTTGTAGCAGCGTTAAGTCTGTCAGGTAATTTAGACATACTCATTTCAACTGTGTAAGCAGCATCTGGTGTTGGAACTACGTATACAGTATTATCGTCCCATTGTGAATAATATTTTGGTGTTCCAGTGTCTGCTCTATCCGGCCAATATTCATTCATAAAACTAACATCTTTTCGTTCTAGGAATGTTCTATCGCCTGTGCCTCCAGGAGAATAAATCATCATACTATTTATAGTTGTAAATATATCTGGAGTTGGACCAGCGCCGCCTGGTAAACTTAAAAAAGGATTGCTTGCTGTAAAGTTAGCAAATTGATGAGAAACAAAAACTGGTATATTAAGTTCTCTTAATATTCTATTTTCTGTATGTTCTATAAAATCATCAACAATAGTGTCTGTTAAAACATTAGAATCTGTTTCTGTGTAATCTCTTATTTGTGTAACTAATTCGGTATATGTTGTCATTATGCTTTAGTATTTACTGGTCCAGCTGCAGGAGGAACTTTTCCTCCACTTATTTCTGAAACCGTTGGAGTATAAGCTGCGTTTAAAATAAACGAATAATTATTAGTGTCAATAACTGTTATTAGGTATGATCCAAAAACTGGTGAACCTACAGCATGTGCTCTAGCTGAAGTTGGATTATAAGTAATTCCGTATGAAGGAGCGGAAGTACCACGAGTTAATCCTGATAAAGTATTAGTTGTTGTATTATTAGCTGTGTATTGAACAGTTTCGTTTAATGCAGTTAAAGGCACAGTATTATTTGTTAATAATTCATTAAGAACTATAAATCCTGTTGTAGGAAAAGCTGATGTATCATCTAAAACAATTTCTGTAGAATCAGCGGTCAAAGCTGTAAGTAAAGTTGCACTTAATTCGTAAACAGTATTACTAATACCACCCACTACTTGAATTAAGTCCCTAAACCTTACATAGTCGTTAGTGGATCTATCATGGTTAGGTTCATTAACAATTATAGTTGTTGAACCTGCGCCTATGGTAAAAGGATTAATAGGTAATAAATTTGCTACAGGAAAAGGTGTCCTAGCTGGACGAGCCCATTGTAAAGCTATAGGATCTGGTCTGTGTATATGTGGCATTAACTGAGGGGCTTTCTTTTCCCATTCACTTGTATGCACTTTAGCACCAGTCCATTCTGTTACCATTTCTGAATAGGGAAATCTTAGTCCACTACGATCAGAAATAAATAATGCGTGTTTTCCTTTAGCGTATGCCATTTAAATCCAAGTGTATTTTCCACCTTTTTTAGCAGCGCCCATTCCTTGAGCAGTGCCGCTTACATTTCCTTCAGTAATTGTAAATGGTGTGCCTCCAGATTCTTTTCCCATACTAGATGGTGCGTTACCTTTAGTTGTAACTGCTCCAGCTTTTACAGGTGTAGGTGCATCATTTTGACCTCTGCCATAATGACCTATTTTTTTACTAGAAGCTTCTCTAGTATTAGCCGTTTGTGTATTAAATAATCTATTGCTCATTCGTCCTCCTTTTGACATTCGCAGTTACCACAAGTGCATTGTCCACCACAGCACGAACCACCGTTGCTACAATGACATTCATGGTCACAATTTTTACAAATCATACTATCTCCTATGGTATGTATGCTTGTGCAGGATTGACTTGGAAAGCTACTCTTTCGCGGTCAGTATCAGCTGCACGTTCAAATTCTTCATCGTATACTTGTTTTAAAAGAGGTACCATATTAGGTGCTCTTTTCATTGCAATATAATATGCTAATCCAGCTGTAAGACAAGGTATAAAGTTAAATGGAACATCTAAATCATTAGTATAAACACCTGCATCTTGTAATCTTCTTATATAAAAATATTTAAATTTATAAGCTATGTTAGGGCTTGGATATAAAAATAATGTCATATCAAATTGTGGTCTCCCACTTTGGCTATTACCATCTACAATAACTTGACCAGGTATTAAAACAAATTGTGTAGGTCTTGAATCTCCTACAGGATTTTGTTCTTTACGAGTTAAATTCATATAATCTGTTTGTGATATTTTAGTAATAGCAACATCTGTTGTGTTACTATCTCCTTCTAGGTTACCAGTTCCTAAAGCAGTAGTAGTTACAGTAGCATCTAGAATATCTAAAACATCTACTGGAATACCATAATAATTTTGACCTGGAACCATTGTTAAAAAATTATAATCAATAGTCCATAAGTTTAAACCACGGTTTGACCATTCACTTAACATAATATTAAGTGAACGTCTTGCCGTTTTTAAATCATAACCACCAAGAACTTCGAGTCCACATCTTTCAAATGCTTCTTCAATAGCTTCTTCTACATTTAACCTAAAATTATATGTATTAGAATATGTCATTTATTACCCATCAAAGTATACTGTTATAGCTTGAGTACCACCATTAGTATTAATATAAGCTCCGTTTGGAAATAACACACCATCGTCTGGAATGTAAGGATCTATATCAGTTAATAGTGCTGCTGTAGGAATTTGCAACAAAGATGTTGATGCTGTGCTTATAGCTGGTGCTGTTACATTTGTTGAAATTGCTGCATCACTTATTACAACAGTTCCTGCTGTTGCTGCTAATGATATACCTGAAAATCCTCTTACGCGAGTTCTTCCTGCGAATACAACTCCTGTGCCAGTGCTTGCTCCAAATCCTAATGAAGTATTAGTGCCTGGTTGTGCGCTTACTTCAACAGAACTAATTGATTGCCATACTGTTACAGATGGTTTTGTTGTTGCATTTGGTCCTGCAATAACTTCAGTAGCTGCTACTCCTAGTGAATTAACACCTGTTATAGTAAAGTTTATTGTCGAAACATTACCTGCACTTGTAATATTTAATACAGCTACATTATTATTTGCGGGTGTTACTGGTAATTGTCCAATTAAAGTAAATGCTGTTGTAGGTGTTGCTAAAGCGGCTACATTGACATTACTTGTCGTTGCCCCTTGTCCAAATGTTTTGGCTTTTACGCCGGATACATTACCCATTTTTTATTCTCCTTTTTGTTAACGGGTGGGGATTTTACTCCCCACCCTGGTTAATTAGTTGCTGTTCCAAGGGCTGAATGGAAGCGCTTCGTTTGCTCCAGTCTGGCCATTATTAGCAAATTGAGAATACTCTACAACTGTTGTCCAGTCACCTGCTGTAGCTGTCGCTGCACCACCACCAGTAAATACTGAACCGTAAAATAAAACAAGTCCTGCATCTGTTTGGTTAAAGTTAGCGCCTGCTACTCCAGCTGCTGCTGCCTGTTGTACAAATCTCCAGTTAGTTTTTTGAACTGTAGATAAAGGTATAGGTGAATTCCAGTTAGCTGCGGCTGCGCCTGCAACCATGCCTGTACCAAGAATTGGTGAAACACCACCACCGGCTGCTAAAGTGCTACCTGCGTACATTCCGCCTGCTGCTCCTAAAACACCTGTAGCTGCATCTGCCATAGTTCCAATAGCGAAGAAATCTCCGTTTGTTGTTGCACCGGCACTGTTACCATTAGTATTAATCATAAACTGCATTCTAGTTAAAGCAGACTGATAAGGTACTACACCTAGTGGTCTAGCGTATATATCAGTAGTTGCTGATCTAGTTCCTACAGAAATAGTTGCTGTTGGGTTAGGGTTAGCTGCTGCACTAACATCAGTAACACTTGCAAACAATGAAGTTGAAGCTACAACTGCAGCTGCAGCTGGTCCTGTAATCCCTGTTTCAGTTAATACTCTTCCAGTTACGTCAGTTCCTGTGATAGTAAAAGTTGTTCCTGCTGAAGTTGCTACTGCACCTGTAAGGATAACTCTTCTACCCCAATGTTGTACAGCAGTATTATTCGCTGCTACACC